GCCATCATAATTTTTATAACGGAAGTTTTGGCAACCGTGCTTTTGTTGGCGCAATAAAAACAAGTGGCTCATCTACATCTTACAACACCACATCAGACCATCGCCTAAAAGAAAACGTCACTGGCATTACAAATGGCATTGAGCGTGTTAAGCAACTCAATCCATCACGTTTCAATTTTATTTCAGACCCTGACAAAACTGTCGATGGCTTTCTTGCACACGAAGCGCAGACAGTTGTTCCTGAAGCAATCACTGGCGAGAAGGATGCAATGCGTGATGAAGAATATGAAGTCACGCCAGCCGTTTATGAAGATGTGGTTGTTCCTGCCGTTTTGGATGATGATGGCAATGAAATTGAAGCTGAACGCACAGAACAACAGCTTGTCACTGAAGCGGTTATGGGAACACGTTCTGTGCCTGACTATCAAGGCATCGACCAAGCCAAACTTGTGCCGTTGCTGACCGCAGCCCTGCAAGAGGCAATCGCTAAAATCGAAACACTGGAAGCACGGGTCGCAACACTTGAAGGAAACTAAATTATGGCAAACTGGACTATCGCAAACTTGGAGCGTAACACTGCCGATGGCGGTGTAACAGTCGCACATTGGCGCGTCACTGAAACGGAAACAGTTGGGGAAGGCGATGATGCCGTAACCTATTCTGCTTCCTCTTATGGCACTGTAGGCTTTACGCCTGATGCAAGTGCTGACGGCTTTATTGCTTTTGATGCCCTGACCGAAGCTAATGTGCTTGGCTGGGTGCATGAAAGCGTTGATAAAGACGAAACCGAAGCTGCTCTGGCTGCTGATATTGCTGGGCAGAAAACCCCTGTTACTACTGACGGAGTGCCGTGGTAACGTAAATTAAAGGAGAGACTAATGACCGAGAAACAAACAAACGTCATTACGATTAACGACAAAGAATACACTGAAGAGCAACTCACAGACGACCAGAAGGTTTTGATTAATCATATCACTGACCTTGACCGCAAGATTGGCTCTACCCAGTTTAACCTAGACCAGCTTCAGGTCGGACGTAAGGCATTTATGTCACTGCTTGAAGCCTCATTAGAAGAAGAGACGGAGACAGAATAATGGAAACTCTGATTACTTGGATTACAGCTATTGTAGCAGCCGCATCGGTGATTGCTAATGTAACTCCGTCTATGCGCGACAATGAGATTCTCGCCAAGATTGATGACTTCATTCAGAAGTTGGCCCTTAACTTGCGTAAAGAGAAATGACAGACGAAATGAAATCCACCGTTGACCTTGCAAGCGGCGGCGTAACGCTCGGCGCGTTCTTTGATGCACTGCCCGAAGTTGCCGCTTTGTTTGCACTGGTCTGGTGGGTCATTCGTATCTGGGAAACTGACACGGTTCAAAAGCTTTTCAAAGGTGACTAGCCGTGAACTTTGGCGAGACACTTCTTGCTTACTGGCCTATTCTCACCGCAGCGATGGCTATGCTTTGGTGGTTTAGCCGGGCTATATCTTCTCTCGAAAACAAAACAGATAGAATGGATGAACGCTTGAAAGATAGCGAATCCAAAATCACTCAACTTTTTACTTTCTTTAACCAGTCAACGCAGCGTAGGCTTGATAAACTAGACAGGCTAGAAGAAAAGGATAAGTAAGTGGGCTATCAGACTGTGCGTAATGCACATCAACTGGGTCGCGTAGGAGAGTTAATAGCCGAAGCTGTCTTTGAGGAGACGGGTCTAAAGTGCTGTCGAGTAAATCATGAAGGCTTTGACTTACTAATATTTGATGACGACAATGAAAGCTATCGCGTTGAGGTAAAAGCTGCCAGCGTTAGCCAGTCTGGTGGATTGCGCTACAAGTTTATGACCAGCAAGGGAAGCAAATCAAAGCGCATTATTAATAGCGAAGATGCAGACTTAGTTTGTTTCGTAGCCTTGCCAATAAGAAGGTGCGTGATAAAGTGTATTACTGCTGTAGAAAAAAAGCGGACAACTGTTCGCGCTACAGATTTTGACGAACCCGAAGCTACGCAGATACGCAAAGCATTGGATAAGGTTAGGAAGCGAAGATGATGAATATCTTTAGTGCGGTTGCTGGCATTGCCGGGAACTGGGTAGATGGCAAGGTTCAAGAAACCAAAGCCAAAGCAGAGGTCAAGGTCGAAAAGGCAAAGGCTGACGCTGCCGTTCAAAAGAAGATTGCAACAGGCAAGATTGATTGGGAAGCCAATATGGCTGACGCAACCAAAGGCTCTTGGAAAGATGAGTTTGCTCTTGTTGTTTTGATGCTCCCTGCAATCCTAGTTTTTATTCCATCGCTTACCCAGCAAGTGCGGGAGGGGTTCGCGGTGTTGGATACGCTCCCGCAGTGGTATCAGTATCTTCTGTTCATCGCCGTGACGAGTTCGTTTGGGGTGAAGGGTGCAGACAAACTGATGAGTATGCGCGGAAAAAAGTAGTAACTCCTGCGGGTAAACCAGCCCCCACCAAAGGGCGAATCACACCCAACTTTACTTTGCAGGAGATGACCAAGAGCCAAACCGCGACCCGGCTAGGCCTCGACAACACCCCAACAGAGGAACACATTTCCTCCCTTCGGGCGTTGTGTGAAGCAGTCCTTGAGCCTACGCGCAGCCAGTTCAATGCCCCTGTGATTGTATCAAGCGGCTACCGCAGTGAGTTTCTGTGCGAAGAGATTGGCAGCAAGCCAACCAGTCAGCACTGTAAGGGGGAGGCTGTTGACTTTGAAATCATCGGGGTCGATAACCACAAGGTCGCGTCTTGGATTCAAGCCAACCTAGAGTATGATCAGTTGATACTTGAACACTATGAGTCCGGGAAACCTAATAGCGGATGGGTGCATGTGTCGTATAAGAGTGATGGACAGAACCGCAAACAAGCCCTAACGTTCAATGGTCGCAGTTACCAGCAAGGTCTAGTTAAATGAACCAGTATGATTTCAAGATGACTATTGTCGAAGGGGATGATGGTTTCCCCGTGTTGGTGCTGGAGTTTTCTGGGCTTGTTGATATGGAAGAAGCGGAAGAACTATCAGAAGAATTGTTCGCTATCATGTCGGGCGAAGAACCAAAATCATACCTACACTAGAAGCTGATTGATTCCATTACTTGCTTGGAGTCTAGCAACTCGTCTTGTGTTGCACAGTAACACTCTTTCGACAGGCCGCTAGGCACACCATACCGAGAGGGAAGGTAAAGTTCTGATGACCACATGCCACCAGCAAGGTCATACTCCCCATCTTGTCCCGTCATCAGCACGAACATATTGATAGCAGGGTTTTTCCTGAACGAAATGAGTCGGCCTGTTTTGTGTATCGTTGTCTTAACGTCAATGACTAAGCCATTGAATGTGAGGTCGCCCGGATCTTCACCATTGAAGGAGGAGCGGTGATAAATCTCGAAGATTTCTGTTGGGTAAACGCCTAGCATTTTGGAGAAAGCCAGTTCACCCATTGCACCTTCGTAATCAACGAAGATAGGGTCTTTGGGAGATACCCTGAGTGCATCTTCTGGGGCGACCTCACGAGCAGCAGCGTTGCGGGAACGCGCTACAAAAAGGCAGAGTCTTTTTTCTGCTTCATTCAGAGTGATGTGCATTATTAAAAAACTTTTCCTGTGACATCAGACTTACCCCAATTCGCACCATATTGTATAAGGCGCGAGGGGTCATGCCCCATACATTGTAAGAGGGGTCAACTGTATTATCCCGAACACATAGCTGCGCCGGATACTGCGGGTCATTTGATTGCCGGATATAGATGAGAATGTTTTCTGGCACATCCATTTCCTCAAGGGCTTTCATTGCTGTCGCTGCCCTCATTTGTTTCCATCCAACTGAGTCGTTAGGTATGGATGCAATTTCACGCAGTTTATTTTCTGCTTGGATTGCTCTTTGCTGCCATGCTGTTAGTTCATCCATAATATGTTGTCATCTTTCCGACCAGTTCTTCATAATCTTTGGGGGTCATCCTAATCTTGTGGCCTACTTTGACCACTGCCACACTGTGTTTGCGGCATAGCTTCTTCACATCTTGAGGGGGGACGGATAGTGCCGCCCCCACCTCTTCGATGGTCAGTAGCTTAGAAGGGGATGTGGTCATCCACTGGCTTGCTACGTGCTTCTGCATTGTTACCACCTTGCTGTTTGTCGCTGAATGAAAGAGACATATATGCCATGTCGTCTTTGGTCTTACGCCATGCGGCGATGCGGCGGCTACCCATCGGCCCGGTGTAATCCGGCGAGTTTGGGTTTTCACCTTTCTTCTCGTTCTCGAAAAGAGTTCCGACCTTTTCATATACATCCATAATCTTGCGACCATCAGGCAGCGTTGACATGGTTACTACCATCTGAGAGTCACGACCATCGTTGTTGGCCTTGCCTGTCAGAATCATCTTGTGGTTATCACGCGGGGGGAATACTGCTCCGCTATCAGTTTTGTCGTAAGTCTGGCTCATTACCATTCTCCTTTTACGCCTTTACTATCTGCCGCATACTTGTTGTCGTGTTCTCCAAGGAACACATCGGCGTTGAATCCAAGGTGCGACAATGCCTTGGTCAGCCCATCTGT